ATCAACTTTTATTTTATATTTGTTAAAAGTTTCTAACACAAAACCAAAAAGCTATGAGAAATTACGATGACTGGAAAACCAGTACCCCCGAAGATGAAGATTCTCACGAATGCCCCGAATGCGGTGGCTACACCTACGAAGAAAACACTTACTGCAGTCGCGAGTGTTTTGAAGCATCAATGATTTAACCCTTTTAATTTTTTATTATGACAACCACAGATTTTGACATCAACGCCGCTTATAAGAGATCTGGCCATTTAGAAACCGCATCTATTATTATGGACTTGCTGAGGGAGTATCGCTCCTTAGGCATCAATCCAGCATCTTTAGGCGAACCCATTTTATTTATTGACGAAGTAACAAGGCGTTTTGATGCCTTGCAAGCTAATCAAGAATCGTAAGTAGTCGCTAAGAACAATGCCCCGATGTCTTGGGGATTAACGGCATATCTGCCACCTTTGGTTAAATAGTGCGACTTGCCTTTGAGTAGGGGTTTCATAGACTATAAGATATGTTAAGACTGGCAGCTGGAAAGACAGCATTTTTATAACTTAATAATTTCAAAATGAAAAGAATCGTAGCAATTAAGATTGATGTTACCAAGATTGACAAAGAACGCCTATACAAAGGCGAAAAAGGCGTGTATTTAGACGCCGTAGCCTACATTGATGACACGCCGGACCAATACGGCCAGTCTGGAATGATAACGCAAAGCGTTACTAAAGAAGAACGCGAGCAAGGCGTAAAAGGTGCTATTTTGGGTAATACCAAACTTTTAAAGATTATGGAGGATATGGGGCAATCTGCTGCACAACCTCATAGCAAACCACAAGACGAACAATCTAATTTACCTTGGTAATGACACAATTAATTCCCCAAGATCAGTTAGAGGCATTAATTCCTACTGATGCAAACGGACTGCCTAAGTATATTGATATGCAAGGCTATCGTAATATTATAAACCACGAACCTAAACGCCATTGGGTTGAGGTAAACAAATACGCCGGCAATTCTAAATACATACCCATAGGGATTGTAGAAGAACTGCTAAGAGAGATTTACCCAGCTTGGGAAGCCAAGCAAATAGGCCAACCGCAGATCCTTGCCAATAGCGTGGTGGTATCGGTAGAACTTAGGGTATTTCATCCAATATTAAATTATTGGCTAACTTACCCAGGTGTAGGGGCTGTGCCTATCCAGGTTAACGCTGGTGCAAGCCCTAATGACTGGACACAGATAAAAAGTGATGCTATGCATAAGAACGTACCTGCTGCATTAAGCTACGCCATAAGCAACGCAGCTAAGAAAATCGGGCGTTTATTTGGCAGCCATCTTAATCGTAATACTTCAGAATTATGAAAGCAGATTATAATTTAGACTGGATGCAGAACGTAGGCCAAGAAACAGACTACGAACCATTACCAGAATTTCAGCGACCAGAAGATGAATGGCAAAAACAAAGGCTGGGAATGATTACTGGTTCTAACTTCGGCAAGTTGGTTAAAACAGATCGCAAAGGAGGTTATGTTTTATCTTCGGGTAAAGTGGCTGATGATCTTATTTATAAGATAGCTTGGATGCGATTATTAAGGCAAGGGGCTATATCAGATGGGTTAGGCCGTTTATCGGTTAATAGCGCATCTATGACCCATGGCAATGACTTTGAGCCAATGGCAGTACAATGCTATGAGGAAAGAACCGGCAATAAGGTTAAATATGTGCAGAGTTTTGTAGAATACGATGAGTGGATAGGCGGTACTCCCGATGGCTATGTAGATGAGGATGGCATTATAGAAGTAAAATGCCCTTGGAATGGCGGTAATCATTTGCAAAGTATATTAGAGCAAAAGGTTTATAATCCGGAGTATGTGTACCAGATACAGGGTTATCTATGGATTACCGATAAAAAATGGTGCGATTTTATAACCTATGATCCTGACCTAATAGATGAATTGCAATTAAACATTATCCGAGTAGAAAGGGATGATAATATGATTGCTGGCATTAGCGAAGTTATGAACCAGGTAAAGCAGAGAATTCAAGAAATAATAAATCAAATAGAAAAACCATGAGAAAGTTAATGATTGCCTTAATAGGCGGTATTTTAATAATGTCCCCAATTTTATATGTAGTTGCCAAGGATAATGATTATCCGTTTTTAGATTGGTTTGCCTTAGTAGTATTATGGGGTATGTGTGCTGGTTTATTTGCAATGCTGGCCACATTTGCTAACTCAGTAAGACAAGAAAATGAAGAAGATTAGCAAAGAAAGAAGGCTGGAGATAATAGCTATTTTTGTTTCAGATCAAATGGAAATACCATTTGAAAAAATGATGAGCAAATCAAGGCTCAGAGAATATACAGAAGCCAGGCAAATAGCGCATTACATAGCCAAGAAATATACTAATTGCAGTTTAGCTGTAATTGGTGCAAGTATTGGCGGTAAAAATCACGCAACTGTTTTGCATAGTATTAGCAATATTGAAAATATAATGTTTCAGAGTAAAACATTTCGCTATACTATGGAAGAATTGTGCAAGCGATTTGAGGATGAAATATTGCCAAAGCTGGGTAATATTATGCTTAAAGATAAGTACCATAATGACTTAGAAAATGCCGGCGATGATGAAAAAAAGATAACAGACATCATACGCCGAGAGCATAATAGGCATTTAGCTAATTATCATTTTGAGGCAATGAAGCTAATACATAACGTGGAAAAGCATATTTTGAATGATGCCGTATTGGAAGGCTTTAGAAAGACACACATTCACGAAATGTTAATGGATCAAAAGAAAAGGTTGAATGAATTAAAATATGCCAAAGTATAATTATTATCTTTGCATTCAGCTTTTTGGTTTGGTCATAGCCCCGGCATCATCCTTTTCTTAGCCGGGGCGGCCGCCAAAATACACTTATGCAGAAGTGTTATAAGATTGTAAATTGAGAACCTTGCCGGGAGTAGTGCTGCATCACGAAACCGAGCAAGGTTTTTTTATACCCAATAAAATGAGTTTACACGCAACGCACCGAAGACTCACAATAGAAAAATTAGATAGTAATACTTACTTATTTCACCTGGTAGCAGAAAATGGCCTACCCTATGAATTAAAGCAAGTATTAACAGCTTCCGAAGTTGATATGCTGATTAAAGAACTTAAAATAATGAGGGAGTATGAGTAAGGATAGTTATTGGTTTAGGCATGATAGTTCTGCTGGTAGGACTTTAAAAATGCGTAAAATGAGCCATATCTACGGCCATGAGGGTAAAGGAATGTACTGGGATGTTGTGGAGGTTCTTAGGGATCAAGATGCCTATCAATTTAATAGCGATGATTCAAGTCTAAACTTGTTGGCTGATCTTATAGGGTGCAAGGATGAAATTAGGTTTTATAATTGGTTTCAAGATTGCTTAAAATTAGGTTTATTTGAGGATGATGGTATCAATTTTATTTGTCCAGCTTTGACTAATAATATGGAGTTTTGGGAAACAAAAAAAGCTAATGGTGCTAAGGGAGGTAGACCAAAAAAAACCGAAACGAAACCTAAACCTAAACCTAATCAAAAGCATAACAGAACAGAACAGAATATAACAGAACAGAATATAATAGAGAGTAAAAAATTTACTTTTCCTACTATTTCTGAATTTTTGGAATATGCTAAAGACAAAGCAAAGGAATACAAGATGCCGGTAAACGACCAAACTATAAAACTAAAATACGAGGCGTGGAAAGAAGCTGGATGGAAAGATGGAAATGGCCAGGTAATAAAAAGCTGGAAGAGTAAAGTTTGTCATAACTTGCAGCATTGGCAAACCTCTAAAGGCAATCAAACAGAACCCACAGTTAGCAAATATGACTTTTTATGAAATATGACCACCAAATAGAGCGATTGGTAATAGGTACTGCCATTACTACGGAAAAAGGATTGATAGACCTTTTAGACACAATCCAAGACCACAGAACATTTACGCACCCAGAATGCAATGAGGCTTACAAATGCCTTAAAGAATTGTATTATACCAGCGAAGGGGTAAGCATTATTAGTATTTCAAGGCTGGCGCAAAT